GGGAGCCGGTTTTAGTAGGTATTTTTGCAATGCCTTATCAATTATCCCATTTTTAAAAATTGATAAAAGAGCTTTACTTTAATTAGTTTGTTTTTAATTAATCTAAAATGAACCGTACAGTAATGTAAGCTATTGAACCCAGCTTACAGCTGGTATTTCAATGGTTTGTTTCAAGATTCACTTTGATACTTATGCATCAAAACAACTTGTTTATTTTTAAAAATATCCAAGATTTTTGGATTTAGGACTAATCATTTTCGATTTACAGAAAAGGTTAGTTTGTTTGATCCTAATAACGGAAAATTATGGTTGATTGATTTACTAAGATACTATTAGTTTTCTGTTTTTTAAAAATTTTTTAAGGCTTTCGGGCCTTCGTTAATTTATATTTTAAAAATTTTTCTTTACCATCATTGTGAGAATTATTTTAAGATTACTTAGGATGAATTATGATTTCTAGCTTATAAGATTAGTATCTGGTTAGGTCATCGTTCGCCTCAACACTCTAGAAATTTTAGTGGTCCATCGGAATATAGTGGAAGTGGTTCTAAAACCGTTGCGCGCATAACTTAAATGATTTATACATAGGTGTGGATTCCGCGGGGTTATCGTGTTTTCGCCCGTTAATATCCAAAAAACACCCGAACAGCAACACATGAAAACTATTGAACGGTGTACGGTTAACTTTTTATTGACAAAAGGGTATTAATTCCCCCTTCGTCTGCTTTTAATCATTAAGTTGACTTTTTAAATTATTTATTTTCTTTCTTGCTAGCTGCCTAATGATGGGGTCGTAATTTACGATTAGTGTAGGAGTATGGCACTCAGCATATTGTTCGGTCAGCAATATGTTGTAGTCTTTTTAGGGAGGACGTGACCAAACTTGCTTTAGGAACGTGGGACCTTTGGTGAGTTTGCTGAGGAGCAGCAGAATTTTACCACAAATATTGTTTACTTAAACAAAAACTATGCTTATGGGTCTTATTTTGCAAGAAACGTATAAGGGGGCATTAGATATTATAAAATTTTATTTTTTTGAGTTATTATTTTTACAACTCTTATTTTTTTTAGTTTGGGCTATAAGAAGTTCAACTAAAATAGCTTTTAAGGATAAGAGTGTACGTTTAGGATGGCTCAATTCCAAATGGCTTAAAAAAGATTCATTGGATCTTTTAAGTCAGAGAGAGTTAGAGTCAAGAATACTACTTAAGTTTAATAGACATAGTTATAAGAAGTTGAGTGAAGGTAGATATAAATCTACCTATATAACTTTGTTTTTAGCAACGTTGACTTTGGTTATTTTAAATCATGCAATTGTGTCTTCTTATGTCAAATGTATGTCTCTATATTATGTTATTACTTTTTGGTTTGCAGCTTTTGTCCATGACTGTCATTCAGCAGTCGGTTATCATTATTGGACCTGGTTTTATATATTATTCCCAGCACCATTCTACTTCTTTAGTTTTTGTGTGTATAGAAGTGGAATATTTCAAAGCGATCTATTTGAGCACGTAGAAAATTGTATAATTTTTTATGATGCTTGTTTATTAACATGGAGAGGTTTACGTTTTCGATATTTTTATTATAATAATATAATAGGTATTAAAGCAACTTGTATAGCAAATATGGGAACTTTCATTCAATGGTTATATAATCCAATGAAAGATAAGTTTAGTTTCATGATATTGTTTACTTCTGTTGCTTTTTCCTTTAAAGAATTTATCGATCAGAAAGAATTTTCCAATTTCATGCTTTATGGTTTTAACTTATTGTTTGGTGAGAGTCAACTATTAACTAAGTTAAGCAAAAGTGAGATGAGAAGATTATTTGTAACCCAGGGCGCGGTTCAAGATGCAAATCAATATTTACTCTTGTTGCGCAACCTGGCAAATTTGAAAGATTTGGTATACAGTTTGAAGAAATGGTTTCTTGGTCATGTCTTAAGGGATGAAACTGACCAAGAATATTATCTAACAACTCTTTTTCCAGAATTCAGAGTTTTTTTGAAATTGCATGAGATTTTTGAAGTTGTGACAGAAGATCAATTGGCAGGGGATAAAAGACTCCAAGAACTCTTTGTTAAGTACATTGCTAGGAAAAGGAAGTTAGATAAAGTGCTGTTGTCAACAGGCATAGATAGGGAGTATCGTACTATACTTAGGGAACTCAAAGGATCTGCTGACAGGAAGGTGAGTATACTCAAGAACTACAGAGATAGTTCCAATGGGTTCCGTCAGGAACCAATATCGATAGTGATAGAAGGTCCTTCAGGTATAGGAAAATCTACTTATCTGGCACCAGCACTACATTCCCTTATATTTCATGGTCATGAAGAGTATGAATTTTGCAAGGATAATGGTAATTTTAGGTATAATAATGATTTTTTAGCCCTTAAAAGTTCTGATAAATCTTTTACAGCCGATGATCTTTGGAGATTACAGTATAATGTCAATAGTAGCGTGGCGGCTACTCCATTTGCTGAATTTTTAGAGATTCATAATAAATCCCATTATCTTATGAATAAACCAAAGTTAGAAGATAAAGATTCTAAGCTTATGGCGAAAATTCATACTTATCTTTTTAATGATATTCCAATTCCACCTCATGTTCATGGGGCTAAGATAGCTATCATGAATAGGATGCATACCTTGAGGGTTTATTTACATCCAAAAATATTGAAACCTAAAGAAGGGAAAGAAGAGGAGTATCAGACTAGGCTAGCTAATTTTAAAGAAACTGTTACTGAGTTGACTTGGTTCCACAATAATTGTTTGACACCAAGAGGAGCTTGGAATGGAGATGAAGTTGCTTTAGAATCAATGCCTGAAGAAATTAGGGATGAAGCTATGAGGAAATACTATTCACATTTAACCAATTATTTATTTTTCATTGGACATGAACACTCTGCATGGAAAAACCCAATAGGGGAAGAAAAACCTATAATTGTTCCTAAAACAAGACCTGACGCTGATTCAAACTTGTTTAATTTTAATAGGAGGGAGTGTATTAGGATAGAATTAGATGTTTTGTTGGGTCATTTGAGAGGCAGATTCAAAGAGAATTTTGATGATTGCGTTAGAGCGAATCAAGGTATAAAAGAAAGGAGTTTTTATGGTCTATTTCCTACCGATCTTAACACCTTGATAGCACAAGTGAATGAGCTTGAGAAGGAGGAGAAGGATAATCCTCAAATACAAACTAACGATGTTATGAAGATGGCTCAAAAATGGATACCAAGCTTAATTAAAATTGAGGAAGAAGAAGTTGGTAAAATTATTGAGAGTCAAAGTTTTAATGAAATTGCTGGTCCAAGTTTTACAGATTTTAGCGATGTTTCGGACATGGAAGATGATGAGACTCATCCTAAGAAAAAGATATGCAAGCATCTACATGATACTATAATAATCCATGCAATTTATTATAATGATGTTATTACTCGGAAAGAATTAGAGGAGGATTTCTTTGAAAATATTGGGTGCACACAAATAGGCATTATTCTCAACGCTGATGAATATGGTCATTATGGAGTGAAAAGAGAATTTGCATTTTTGTTAAGAGATCAAACAATTTTGAAAAATGATAAAGATTTCAGGGATTATTTTCTTTCTGAGGTAAAATATTATGAAAATATGGGTTATGCTAGTAAAATTGATCATATTCTTAGAGAAATAAGGGAGTTTGATCATGAAGATTTCATTAAAAAGAAAATTGAGTCAAGAACTTGGATGCAGTGTGCTAAGGATCTTGCCAAGGAGGTTGAAAATCTCAGGATTGACGACAAGTGGAAACTTTTTTTCCCCGTTTTTATAATTAGTGTGGTAGTTATTGTCATTTTATTTTTAATTTATATGAGCAATAAGGAGGAAAAGAGTTTTAATAGCAAAGTTTGTGACAAAGAAGAGGTGATTAATTTGTTATGTCATAAAGAGCAGATTTGTAGTGAAACTTTGTATATATCTCAGGGTGTTAATTCTACAAAGCAAGATTTTGATAGAAGTATGTTGAATAAGACATTGCCTAATGGAGATCAATCTACCGCAGAAGTTTTGAGCAGGGTAGCAGAGAATAATTTATTGATTTGTGAGTTTAGAGCTAAAGATGGATCTTTTAAATTCATGGGCAATGCATTAGCTTTAAGAGGAAGGACTATAATGATATGCTCTCATTATATTATTTATAAAAAAGATTTCTATATTAGTCAATGTGGGAAAGATAGAATCAAGATCGATTTGGAGAAATGTAAAACACTTAAGAAAGAATTAATATATTCAGATGATATAATTATTCTGGAATTGCCAGACACTTTTCCTTTTTCTTTTAAAAATATATCTTCTTTTTTGGCAGAGGAAGTTTCAGTGGAACCGTTACCATCAGTGACAATGTTGAGTCTATGGGGTAATCGTGAAAAACATTTGATAGTTTTGAATAATATAAATAATACGGAAGTGAGTTGTAATGAATTGCGTTATTATCATGATGAAGATAATAAGGAGAACAGTTTTAGAATTAAGAAGGTGATTAAATATAGTGTGAGGTCTACTAGAGGGATGTGTGGATCTTTGATTTTTGGTACAAATTCCAAAAATTACAACAAGATAATAGGTATGCACGTCGCGGGAGTAAATGGTAGTATGGGAGCAGCAGCTGTGATTGAACAGAGAGATATTATTTCTTTTCAAAGTCAAGGGGCAGTGGAAGAATCTAAATTTATAATCAGCGAGGGTCCTAAGATACCTCTAGTTTATAAATCACCAATAGTGAAATCTATATTTTATAATACTATTAAAAAACATAGGGAAAATCACCCCTACAAGTGGAAGGAGAAAGTGGTTAAAGATGGTGAGTTGATTGAGGAAGATCGTTCATTAGATATTTATCCCACTAAATTTCCAGCACCAGTCAGGCCTAAGATGATTGACGGCAAAAATGTACATCCATTAGACGTGAGATTTGGGAAATTTAGAGTAAATAAAGAGTATGACTTTGATGAAGTAGCTATTCAATGCGTAAGAAATGATATGTTATTTCATAAGAAATGTGGGATATATGATGTGAGTTACCAGAAAGGTTTTTTCGGAGATGGTAGAGTCATGAAACCATTAGATAGACAAACTTCTACAGGTTTCTTCGGTTTGTTACAACAAGAGGAGAAGAAGAGGAAAAGACAGTATTGGTTACCATATATGGACGATCAAGGAGATATTCATTATTCACCTGGAACTAAGGAGTTGATAGTTAAGTTGGATGATATGTACCATCATCTAACTGAGAACGAAATGGAAATTGTTTTTGTTGTTCACCCTAAAGCCGATGAATGTTTGCCTGAACAGAAAATAATAGATAACAATGCTAGAGGCATATATGCAGGTCCTTTGGACGTGTTAGTGTTGTGTAGAGCTTTATTTTATGATTTACAGGCGTGGGTTATAAACAATAAAATAGAGAACGATTACGCCATAGGTTTGAATCCCTACGGCAGAGATTGGTCCAATTTAGTTCAGAAACTTAAAACTATACCAAAAAGTGCGCAAGGATTAGTTTATATGGATATAGACGTGAAGACTCAAGAGATTGTTATGTATCAGAAAAGATTTAAGGAGGAGATGTTTTCAATTGTAATGTCTTTTTACTCGAAATGTGATCCGAAAGACAATACTGTTAGATTGAATATGCTAAAATCGATTTTTAATAACAATAAATTGCTTTATGATGGATTGTACTATGGGGGTATGGATTTGAATCCATCCGGTCATCCGTTGACGGCACTTATAAATTCTTTAGCTACAATATGGTGGCATAGATATATCTATTATTCAATTCAACATAGACATAAGGGAAATAGTTTCACATATTGGACTTCACGGTTCAATGATTATGTGAATTTAGTCGCTATGGGAGATGATATGATATGCGGGGTTGATAAGAGCATAATAGGGCATTACAGGCCTTCATCCATTAAGAAAGAGTTCATCAAATATGGCATAGAGATAACGCCTGCTGAAAAAGATTCAGATTTACTATATAAAAATAAATTGGAAGATTGCACATTCTTAAAACGGTATTTCGCTGTTTGTAGTATGGATAAGAAACCAGTGGGACTTTTGATTAGAGAATCTATTTTTAACAGCTTATTTTGGTGTAAGAGCAGAGAGCATTTGATTAGCTCATCAGGTCAGAATGTTTCAGGATTGTTATTTGAAGCTTCGTTATATGGGAGAGAGTTTCATAAATACATATATGATATAGTTGAAGTTAGGGAGTCAGGCGTGTACAATTCAAACAATAAACTTGATTTGGATCAATACAAATTGAGTTATGGAGAATGTATTGGATATCGACAGTATCATATGTCTGGTGAAAAAGCTCATAGACATGTCATAAATCCTGACAAATATACCTATTTCTGATTATGTTTTAGAAAACCCCGTCTTGAGATGACGTTAAAAACACTCCGTTAGTCTAGGTGAACACGATAGATACTAGTATTAAGTCAATGATAGACTTTTAAAAATCACGTTAATGAGATTGAACACGTTAGAAGATCTCAAGAATGAAGATGTTTACAACTATTAATGAGAAAATCAGAGCGGCGTCATCAACCACGTCTGGCTCGACTACAGCAGAGCAAGCTGAAACTATGCTAAATTATGAAGAAGAAACCCGTGCTATAGATCAACATCTATTGTATGGGGACGAACAAAAAATAATGGAACCTATGGAGTTGCCTTCCATGATAGAATCTAAAGGTATAGGAGGTCACACCTTCCCGTTGCCCAAGGTTTTGGAGAGACCAGTTAAGATAAAAGAGGTAGAATGGTCATCAACACAACCTAGTGATTCTTTGTTTGCTTTAATTTCACCTTTAGATGAATTGTTGACGAATCCGTATATAAGAGAGAAGATTAGTAACCATAAGTATATAAAATGTGGTATGGAAATCTATATTAAACTGAATCCACAACCATTTCATCAAGGTGCTTTAATGGCAGCTTTGGTTCCACCGAATATGGGGACTAATATTACAAGTATACAAAGCTTGTCGTATTTACCTCATGTTCTCATTAATATTTCTGCGATGAATAATGCTTTAATTAAAGTAGGATTCATAAGTGACCTTGAAGCGTATCATACCGGCGGAATTGGCGAGACTGTCATGCTTCAATTAATGGTAGCGTCAGCGTTAGGAGGAGCTACTGTACCTTATTCATTGAGGGTTGAAATTTATGGTATGTTGAAGAATCCTGTATTGACAGTTCCTATGGCTCAATCAGGAGATTCAGATTTAGCTGAAAATGCTAAAACAGGATTGGTCACTAAAATTTCTGGTGCTGTTGCTGATGGTTTGGAGTTAGCTTCCACTGCATTACAACAAATACCAGTTGTAGGAACTTTTGTTCCTCCTCTAACTTGGGTGGCGAGGGCATTTAATAAGGTTTCTTCGTATTATGGTTGGTCTAAACCAATCAATGTCGAAGTTGCCAAGAATGTCTCACCTGCCGTAGCCTGGAGGATGTGCAACGGAGAAGGAGTTGATAATTCCGTTGCTTTAGCCATTTCACCAGACAATGGAGTTGATTCGGCGAAAAATTCAGTTTTTTCCCCTGATGAGATGGATTTTTCATACCTTTTGGAAAGAAAACATATAGCTGCTCGAGCTACTTTTCGGGTTAATAGTGGTCCTATTTATTTATTTTCTAATTCGGGCGGTAATTTTAATCCGTCTGATATGGTGCTATTTAGTTTCAATTATGCTAGATATACTGCTAAATATGAGCTAGTTTTTGTGAAGACTAGATTTCATACAGGTAGATTCCTAATACAATATTATCCAACATCGATAAATAGTTTAACAGATTTGGAGATGGAAAATAATATGACAAAGGTTTATACCAAAGTAGTTGATATAGCAGAGGTTGATAGGGTATTTTTTACAGTGCCTTATATGGAGAATGTACCTTTTAAGAATTCAGTTAAGTCTATGGGCACTGTGGTTATAGGTCAGTTGACCCCATTAGATTATCCGGACACGGTCGCAGACTTTGTTCAAGTTATAGTCTATCGCAGTTATACTGACGTTCAAGTTGCAGCACCCATGTATTGTGCGCAGGGTTGTTGTGACAACACTGAGCCTACTATTGCAGATTCTTTAATTCCAGCTAACCGTCATGATTTTTCACAGGAAATAAATGGTGAGAAAGTGAATAACTTGAGAGTATTAGCTAAAAGATTCACAATAGATACATACATTACACCTAACACAGTTTTTCCATATACTTTTGACAAACTGGAGGAGAGTTTATTTGCAACAATTAATAGACACTATGCTTATCGTAGTGGTTCTATTCGTTGTAAAATAATTTTCCCTGCTAAATATAACTTATTTGTTGAGTTATTACATAAAGGGGATACTACAAATCAAATGAGATTATCTTACCCGGTTCAATGGTTTATGGGACACATGAATAATGTTGCTGAAATAACTATCCCCTTCTATGCTGATAGGAGAAGATCCATGGATTTTTATCCTTGGCATTCTCTGCGTATAAATATATTTGATCAAAATCTTACTCTTTTATCTAGTTTAGGTTCTAATGATAATATATTTATTTACGTAGCTGCAGGAGATGATTATAGTGCGTTTTTCCCCATGCCCAGTTTGCGGGAAACGAGTTGAAATATGTTTTCAAGAATATTGATGGTCAGTTGTTTACTATGAGCAACTCCTACGGGTTCAGTCAATATTTTTCCACAACTATAAATTTAAAAACAAGCTAATTAAAGACTGCTCCATGAGTTCTGGCTACCTAACAAGTATTCCGGAGCTGTTTCTTTA